GAAAGAACTTGTAAAAAATATGGTGTATCTGTTAAGACAGATAGCATGGGTAATATAACAAATCATTATTATCCTTACCATGATAAACAAGGTTCAAAGATTGCAACAAAAACTAGGTATACGAAGTCAAAAGAATTTAGTGTACAAGGTAACACCTATCAAGCAGGATTATTTGGAGAACATTTATTCTCTAAAAATAAATTTATTATAGTTACTGAAGGTGAGATAGATTGTTTATCTGCTTATCAAATGTTTAAAACAAGTGACAAGTATGATACACCAGTCGTAAGTATTAAGCATGGCATAGCTTCTGCAGTTAAAGATATTAAAAATAGTCTTGAATGGTTAGAACAATTTCAAAATGTCATTATTAATTTTGATAACGACAAGCATGGAATAGAGGGTGCATTAAAAGTAGCTGAGTTATTCAGCCCAGGAAAATGTAAGGTTATGCATCTTCCTCCTGAATTTAAAGATGCGTCAGATTGTTTAACTAAAAATAAAATTCAAACTTATACTAAAGCATTTTGGGATGCAAAAGTTTTTGCTCCTGATGGTATCATTAATGCTAACATTTTATTTGATGAAATAAGTAAACCAACTTTACAATCATTTGTTCAGTATCCTTTTGAGGGATTGAATAAGATGACATATGGGTTGAGAGCTTCTGAATTAGTTACCTTTACTGCAGGTAGTGGGTTAGGTAAGACCCAAGTAGTTAGAGAATTAATCCATCATTTAATAAAAGAGACAAAAGATAATCTTGGTTTATTAATGTTGGAAGAAACTCCAGTCATTACTTCTAAAGGTATAATGAGTATCGAAGCAAATCAACGATTACATTTACCTGATGTTCATGTTGCTAAACCACAATTGAAAAAATATTTTGATGATACTATAGGTAGTGGTAGAGTATTTATGTTTGACCATTTTGGTTCTAACACTATTGATAATATAATTTCAAGAGTAAGATATTTAGCTAAAGGATTAGATTGTAAATATATTATCATAGACCATGTTAGTATTATAGTATCAGACCAGTCACATGGAGATGAGAGAAAAGCTTTAGATGAAATAATGACTAGACTTAGAACTCTTGTACAAGAAACAGGTATAGCTATGATAGTAGTCTCACATTTAAGGAGACCTGATGGTAAGGGACATGAAGAGGGTGCAGCTACATCTCTGTCTCAACTAAGAGGTTCGGCTTCTATAGGGCAGCTAAGTGACATGGTTATAGGGCTTGAGAGAGACGCACAGAATGATGACCCTGAAATCCGTAGTACCACAAGGGTAAGAGTATTAAAGAACAGATTTGCTGGTTTAACTGGACCATGTTGTGACTTAAGATATGACATGGATACTGGAAGATTATCTGAGGTAAAGGTAGATGACTTTTGATAAAGTAATATTTGATATTGAAACAACAATGACGACAGATAAAATTTGGTGTATTGTTTGTAAACATAAGGATACTTACTATCAATTTAAAGAAGATAGAATACATAGGTTTGAAGAATTTTTAAAACAAACTAAAGAAGTTATTGGACATAACATTATTGGATTTGATATACCAGTTTTAAATAAAGCTTTTGGTTATAACATATTTAAAAATTGTAAGATAACTGATACATTAATTTTATCTAGATTACTTAACCCTATGTTAGAGGGTGGGCATTCATTAAAAAATTGGGGTGAAAAACTTTATAAAAAGAAAATGGAGTTTGATAACTTTGATTATTTTAGTGAAGAGATGTTAAAGTATTGTAGAAATGATGTTGATTTAACTGAGAAGTTATATAAATTTCTTTCTAAAAAGATGACAGACTTTGGAGAGTCAATTGAATTAGAACATAAGGTTGCCAAGATTATACAACGACAACATGAAAAAGGATTTATGATAGATGTTGTAGGTGCACATATGCTACAAGCTAAGTTCAAGGAGGACATGACTAGCTTACAATTAATAGTAAGAAAAACTTTTCCTCCATTAAAAATAGAAACAGAATTTATTCCTAAGTCTAATAATAAAACAAGAGGTTATGTTAAGGGAGTACCATTTACAAAAGTAAAATTTAAAGAATTTAATTTAGGTTCACGTCAACAAATAGCTGAACGATTAGTTATGTTAGGATGGAAACCTAAAAAGAAAACAGATAAAGGACATATCATAGTTGATGAAAAAGTTTTATCAGAAATTAAAACTATTCCTGAAGCTGAATTAATAAAAAAATTTCTCACTCTTCAGAAAAGAATTGCTCAAGTCAGTTCTTGGATTGAAGCTACTAGAGAAGATGGGAGAGTACATGGCAAAGTAATTACCAATGGTACAATTACTGGAAGGATGTCCCATCAGTCGCCCAATATGGCACAAGTTCCTGCTGTGTATTCACCCTACGGAAAAGAATGCAGAGAGTTATGGATTACAAACAAAGGTTATAAATTAGTAGGTGTTGATGCCTCAGGACTTGAGTTGAGGATGTTAGCACATTACATGAACGATAAGGAATACACAAATGAAATCATTAATGGAGATATACACACAACAAATCAAACTAATGCTGGTTTGGGGTCAAGAGATGAGGCGAAGACATTTATTTACGCACTCATCTATGGTGCAGGTTCCAAAAAAATCGGAAGTATCATCAAAAGGTCTGAGAGAGATGGAGAAAGAGTTAAAGAAAAATTTCTCAGAGCTACACCAAGTTTTAAACGACTACGAGAACGAGTGGATGGAGTGGCTCAAAAAAGATGGCTCAGAGGTCTCGACCAAAGAAAAATCCTCATAAGACACCCCCATGCTGCGTTAAACACCCTATTACAGGGTGCTGGTGCGTGTGTTATGAAGAAAGCGTTGACACTACTAGACCAATATGTTATAAATAAACGAATCAAAGCTTATCCTATTGTTAATGTACATGATGAGTTTCAATATGAGGTTGAAGATAGTAGAGCCGAAGAGTTTGGAAACTTAGCAGTACAATCAATAAGAGAGGCAGGAAAGGAATTAAAAATAAGGTGTCCGTTAGATGGAAAATATAAAATCGGAAACAACTGGGCAGAAACGCATTGATACAATAGCTACTGATATTAAAACTTTAGTAGCTGGAATATCAAATGGGAAACCTGCTAACGTCACAGAAGAAAACATGGATAAGTTCCTTAAGAATATTAAGGAAGCTTTTAATTCATGGAACAATCCTGTTAGAGAAAAAGATGGGAAGTTAAGAATGTCAGTACTAGGTAAACCACCTAGACAATTATGGTATGATAGATTTAGTCCAAAGAAAACTAAATCTTATGATGCTAGTTTAAATATTAAATTTTTATATGGACATATCTTAGAACATTTATTATTATATCTAGCAGAATTAACTGGACATAAAATTGCAGACCAACAAAAGAAAGTAGAGATAGATAATATTAAAGGGCATATAGATGCCACAGTTGATGGTGAAGTATGTGATGTTAAGTCAGCTTCATCATTTAGTTTTAAAAAGTTTAAGACTGGAGAGTTAGTTGGAGATGACCCATTTGGTTATCATGCCCAGTTATCAGGATATGAAACAGGTATGGGTACTAACAAAGGTGGCTTTTTAGTTATGGATAAATCAAGTGGAGATGTTTGTTTCTATAAACCTGATGAGTTAGCCAAACCTAATGTTACAACTTTAATTAAAACTTTACAAGATACATTAAAGAGTAAGACACCACCTGAGAAGTGTTATCAATTATCAGAAACAAAAGGTGGTAACAAATCATTACCTATTGGTTGTCAGTTTTGTGCACATAAATGGGAATGTTATAAGGATGCGAATGATGGAAAAGGATTAAGAGTATTTAAATATTCTAATAAGTTTGTTTATTTAGCTGAAGTAAATAGACAACCTAATGTTGAAGAGATAACTAAAAACTTTTCAGAAGAATTAAAAACATATGGAAAAAGAAAAGTTGTATAAACCATTACCTGATAATGAATGTATTAACCTTACAATTGCTAAGAGTAAGATACAAGGGTTAGGATTGTTTACTAAATTGTTTGCACCAAAGGGTGTTAATTTTGGTGTGAGTCATTATAAAATTAAAGATGAATTAATACGCACACCTTTAGGAGGTTTTATAAATCATTCAGATAAACCTAATTGTGAGAAAGTAAAATCTCTAGATACAAATTATAGTAAATATAATTTAATTGCTATAAGAGATATAAAAGCATGGGAAGAACTAACTGTTAAGTATACATTTTATAATATGGGAAGTAATGGTAAAAATCTTTCTGTATCAGAGAAACTACAGAATGAATTAGAACCTATTGTTAATGCTCCTATGATGGACTTGGAATAATGTTAACAATGGCTAAAGCTATAGTGGGTTTTTTATTATTAAGTCTTACTGGAGGACTTATAATTTATTTTATTAAAGATTATAAATATACTTATAAGAAAAAGAAAAAGAAATGAACACTAAACAAATGAGTAAGATAAGAAACAAAGCTAAACATATTATGGTTGAATGGCTTAAAGGATTATTAAATCCTGATGAACAAAAGAAAGTTAATGTTAAGAATGTATTTAAATTATTACCGAATCAAACTCATTATTGGCAAGGAACTACATTACGTTTACAACCTTGGTCTTATAAATGGATAGTTAAAAAATTAAAAAAGAATCCTCATTGGACTATAGATGATTTAAATGATAGCTTAGAACCCACAGAAAGAGATAAAAGGAGAGCAAGGATGGCTAAAGAAGGTCCTATTGCTATGTAATGACAGACAAAGGAATGTTTAAAGGTACGACATATGATTCATTAAGTAAGCAGGTAGATGGAAATCATTATAACTCTATGAAGATTCAACCTGCAGAATTTATTAATGAAAATAAAATTTTGTTTGCAGAAGGGAATGCGATTAAGTATATATGCAGACATCAAAAAAAAGGAAAGAGGAAGGATATAGAAAAGGCAATACACTATTTAGAAATGATATTGGAAAGGGACTATGATGATTAATGAGAGTACTATAACTCAATTAGAAAAAAGAGCAAGAGGTTTTCGTAGAATAATTTCTGCTCTTAACGATTTACCTATGTATGGAATTACTCCTCACATAGATAAAATGTTATACATAAGAATAGGTGAACTTAAAGAACACCTAAAGAAGAAGATAACTAGAAACAATGAAAAGTTAAATGAAATTCATACAACAAGTGTGGATAGTTTAATAGATGATGATGGGCAAGGAGGAGAAATAGGTGAGGTGAGAACTGAACCTAGTTTTGTAAGTAAAGACTACTCTTCTAAAATAGAAAGCGTTATAAAAAATGATGACTGAAGAACAAGATAGGGCTGAAGCATCATCTTATGAAGATGAAATAACTTCAAGAAGAACTGTCACTATTCCTTTAAGAGAGTATGATGAATTAAAAGCAGAACAAAGGTTTATAAAAGATAAATCTTTAATTGCTATTATAGATAAAGTTGAAGAACTTATAAGAGCTTTACGCAAAAGTATTATAAGAGAGAAATAATATGGATGAAAAAAGTAAAGTCTTTTCCATGAAGGGAAAGCCTGTTGAAGGTAAACCTACTGTCTATCATATGCGATTATGTTTAGTGGGTTCTCCTGATATGGATATAAAGAATATTCAAACATTTGGTATAGCAGATGATGGATTCTTTATGGTTAAAAGTTATAATAATCTAAGGCTTCCTACTTTTATGACCAATCCTATTAGAGTTAAAACTGTAGAAATATATAAGAAGGGCGATAAACCAATGACTAAATTAAAAACAAATAAAGATGATGATGAAATGTTTGTTGATTTAATGCGGAAAGCCCATGCGACCCCACCGAAAATTAAATAAATCTAAAAGAACCAAAAAAAAAGAAGCCGATTTAATGGGCTTCAAATTAATTATTAATAATCAAGGACAGTTTATTAGTGAATTAAAAACTTTTCCTATGGATAAGATTCCTATCTATTTTAAAAAGGAAAATGCAGGGGTAATACAAGCTATGTTGAGAGAGTGTAAAACTAATTTTACAGAATTACATACGTACTTAGAAAAAATTGCAAGGGATGTTTTTCATTCCTAAGTAGGAGTTCCTGTAGGTTCAACCTCTAAAACTTTATCAATAGGCAAACAATTATACATCATTTTTATTTTTTGGTCTTTGAATTGTTGGACTCCTATATACCGCATATAGTTTTCAGCAACTTCCGCAATATGATAATAACCTTTGTACATACATTGTTCTTCTGTTTCAAATTTCCAATCATTATGAGAAAGAGGTGGTAGACATCCCATCATACCACATATTGTTATTACCAAAGCTATTTTCATTTTCTTTTTTTGCGTCTTCTTCTATACCAGCGTCTCTTTTTAAGGAAGTAAGCATATAGGTTATTCGTCAGTATCTTCTTTCGGTCTCACCTTGCCGAAAATAATTTTATAATTCATTTTAATATTTTGCTCCATGTCAGTACTTAAAGGTTTACCTGAGATACCAATCGAGTGTCGTGTATTTTCACCCCTGAGATTAAAAAGAAATAAAATACTGAAAAGGAATAGAGTTATATATCGAACCCACGCATTAGTTGTTTTCATTTTTCTTCTTGCGTTTCTTCTTGCTCTTAAGATTTTTAAAGTTCGATACCTCATTTTGAATAGTCGCCACCTTCTCCTTAATCAAAACCATATCTTTCGATATGCTATAAGTTTCCTTTAAATTCCAACCACCTAATGCTAATAGTATAGCAATCAGGATTGTTATAAGTTTTTCGTTTATCATATATTTTTTAAATCATAGATAACATAGATTATAAAACAGAACAGTAGAATTAAACCTATGGTATCCATCATTTAACTATCTTTTCTTTTTCTTATTTTTTTTATTTTTCTTTTTGCCTTTTTTCTTTTTCTTTTTAGCCATTGTTTCTCCTTTCTATTGACAACTTAAACATTCGTTCTTGTCATCAACAATTACTTCTTTTTCTTTGCACTTACAATTTTCACAAGGACAGACTCCATATAAATCAGAGTGTCCTTTAACATTACAATGACAATTGCAGTTGCATGAATCACATTTATTCATTAACTTACCCAAATATTACACAAGCAATAAAGAATATTCCTAG